ACCATGTACCGGATGTGTTCTGCCATGCGCTCCTGAAACTCAACATCGTCATCAAACGCACGGGTAATGGCTTTTTTGCTGGCCCCGTGGCGTTGTAAATGATCGATGCAGAGTGATTCAAACAGGTGCTGGGGCAGACCTTTTTCCATGTCGTCTGCCAGTTCTGCCTCTTTCTCTTCACGGGCGATCTGCTGGTAGTGACGCGTCCAGCTCTGAGCCTCAAGACGATCCTGAATGTAATAAGCGTTCATGGCTGAACTCCTGAAATAGCTGTGAAAATATCGCCCGCGAAATGCCGGGCTGATTAGGAAAACAGGAAAGGGGGTTAGTGAATGCTTTTGCTTGATCTCAGTTTCAGTATTAATATCCATTTTTTATAAGCGTCGACGGCCTCACGAAACATCTTTTCATCGCCAATAAAAGTGGCGATAGTGAATTTAGTCTGGATAGCCATAAGTGTTTGATCCATTTTTTGGGACTCCTGGCTGATTAAGTATGTCGATAAGGCGTTTCCATCCGTCACGTAATTTACGGGTGATTCGTTCAAGTAAAGATTCGGAAGGGCAGCCAGCAACAGGCCACCCTGCAATGGCATATTGCATGGTGTGCTCCTTATTTATACATAACGAAAAACGCCTCGAGTGAAGCGTTATTGGTATGCGGTAAAACCGCACTCAGGCGGCCTTGATAGTCATATCATCTGAATCAAATATTCCTGATGTATCGATATCGGTAATTCTTATTCCTTCACTACCATCCATTGGAGGCCATCCTTTCTGACCATTTCCATCATCCCAGTCGAACTCACAAACAACACCATATGCATTTAAGTCTTTCGAAATTGCTATAAGCAGAGCATGTTGCGCCAGCATGATTAATACAGCATTTAATACAGCGCCGTGTTTATTGAGTCGGTATTCAGAGTCTGACCAGAAATTATTAATCTGGTGAAGTTTTTCCTCTGTCATTACGTCATGGTCGATTTCAATTTCTATTGATGCTTTCCAGTCGTAATCAATGATGTATTTTTTGATGTTTGACATCTATTCATATCCTCATAGATAAAAAAACGCCCTCACATTGGATGGCAAAGAAGATTTCCAATAATCAGAACAAGTCGGCTCCTGTTTAGTTACGAGCGACATTGCTCCGTGTATTCACTCGTTGGAATGAATATACAGTGCTTATTCGTACTAATAAAACACCCAATTTTCTGTTTCTTGGTTGTGTCCAAAGTTATATTCAATATCTGGTGTTGATGTATCAATATTCTTCATCCCATCAACAAGAGTTGATACAACAGCCAAATCTTGTTTGATTCTCATCAAATGGTATTTCTTCCGGCGCAATAAACTTTCAATGGCAAGTTTCTTCGTCGGGAATGCAAAAGATCTTTCTGCATTTTTTGCTACTTTCTTAATTGCATATCTATTTCTCCTTTGTTTCCATTCCTGTAACCACTGATTTGGTGCTGGTTTAAAATTAACAATCCAATGCGAAGGAACCAACCATGCATAATGCTCTGTCTGATGAAAAGCTATATATTGAAGTGCGAATATTTTGATTCCATCTTCTTCAACTGTCGCTTGGAATCTCCAGAAAACAGGCATTCCATCATGTTCAGTTTCTGATTCAGGAAAAGGTACGCTCCATGATTTTGTCATATCTCACCTCAAATAATTCAGTGCAGTGTTTATTCTCTTGTTTATGCCAAAAATAAAGGCCGACTATGCGGCCTTATCTACATTCCTGAACCAAACGCAGATCGGACCGTCTTCTGTATCGTGAATCGAACCGACAAACCATCCTTTTCCATCTGGCATGCTTGGCTCCCATCCACTGATGTTTGGATTCCCATCTTCAAAATACGCGTCAATTACCGTTTGATTGTTGTCGTTTTCCATTTCAACAATTGATGATTCAATGCCATGCTGCTTGCAGAAAGATCTGAACTCATCAGCTGAAATTGCCTCTCTATCCCCAAACAGGTTGGCGTATTCTGGGTGCGTCCAGTAGCCATCCTCGCTTCGCTCTACTACTAATGCTTCCATATCTCACCTCTCATACAGTGGTTTGCTGCCTAATTTCATTTTCTGGCGACCAACACAAGTTATCTTGCTGTCAGTTGTTTGGATTTCCGGTAGCCTGCAGCGTAAATGGCTACGTTTGGAAGACATACACCAGTTTCTGGTTGCTTATGTCCAAACTCATTCGCGTACACAATGGCCGCTCGCTCCAGATTGCGTCTGTATTCTTTCTGCTGCCAGATCACGTCCTGTGCCATGAACTTAATTGGCTTAGCGTCTTCTATGCGCTCAGGCGTTTCGTGAGTACCTTTAGCCTGAATCTGCGCTCTGCTTAGAGTAGGGCGGTGTAATACTTCTGAACTTATTGCTTCTTCGCGGGCCAGCACGCCGTTAGCTAATGCCTTTGCCTTTAAACGCTCACGACGACGAGAATGTGAATTGCCTTTGAACTGAGTTCTGCGTGTCATATAGACCTCCTGATGAACTTTGGTGGTGTGGTAGGTGGGAGACCCATTTCGACCTGTTTCGGCCTACTTCAATTCGGCAATAGTCCTACAGGCCTCGCCGCTTTACGTGCGACATATTCCCGTCCATGAACCCTTCACCACACCCCAAAGTTCACTTTGGTTATTGCGCTTTGTCAGCGCCGTAGATTCATATTCGAATCGTTGTATATTCACCGCCCTGGTGAGTAGTGCGTCCTGCTGATGGGTGAACTTTATCGGAATGATAAATTAATGGCAATAGCAAAATGATAAATTCTCTTGGTTTTCAAATATCGTATTGATTCTTATGGTGTTTTATTTTGTTGTAGGAATTCGACAGGATAAATAAAGAGATTTGAGGGAGATCTGGATTGCGTTGTTTAGCAAGTTGTATCTATTTATTTTTCAACAAATACAATTGGTTATGTGTTTTTAGGTGTGGGGATCGTGAGGCAAAGAAAACCCGGCGCTGAGGCCGGGTTAATGCGTTAATGCTGGGGAGTGGTTTTTTTGTTGTCTGTTGGCTGGGTATTTTGTGGCGGCGCTTGCAAAGTGGAAGGCTGTTGCAAAGGTGCGTGGTCTGACTTTAAAGCTGATACCAGCCCGGGAATCGCAACTATTACAGCGATAATGACACTAAAAATGGCTAATCGTATAGAAATACCCGACTGAACACCACTAATTGCGGTATTAACCCCTGTTATTTGTCCTTGAATTCCTTCGAATCTCCCATTAATTGCTTTTATATCGCCAGCAGCGCTATCCATCTTTCCATCGATCTTGGACGATAGAGAGCTTATGGCTGCATTAAGTGATGCAAATTGGACATTAACGCTTTCACGAGATAGAGCCATGTCAGCCCTAATGGAAGAAGCAATAGACTCCATCTCTGCTTTATTAGCAGCTAAGCGAGCATCAAGTTCCTCTCTGCTGATCGTTCCCACTTCTTCCTCCGTTTGTGGCGGTTTTATGTAATTATTTTGCACCTTGGTGGGAGAATTATCAAATTCAGCCTCAAAATCGGAACCGCCAACAACCTTCAACCTCCGGCTTTCAGATATGTTGGTGTCTTGCTTTCCATGATTATTTAAATTACTGTCGTCACTCATAATAGCTCTACGGTGAAAAATGATTCATTTTTATGAAGTTCATTTTTAGGGTCTTCATTATCTTGCAATATCCCTATAACACTATACAGCCCTTTAGCTGGGACCCTAATTTCTTTCAATGTTACTATTACCTGTCCGCCAACCCCTGTTTCAAAATGGCTATCTTTCGTATCGATGAAAAGTGAAACTGATTCCGAAGAGCCGTCAGGGAATTGAATTTCCTCACCTTTTTTTATAATTAGGTGCGCGGGGATTACCATAATACCCAAATTATATCTTGAATTTGGTTTCAACCCGATCATACCAACCCTGAAATCAATTGATAGCCGCGCAGGAAATTCATTGCATGTAAAATTAAGCGTCGGTTGGTTGGGTTCTTCGCTGCTATCAAATGGGGTTATAAAAGATATTCTTTCTAAATTAAGTGCCATAAATTCTCCTGCATCGCTGTATGCTCTACGAGCATCTCTGCGATCATCCATCATCCAAACGTCTCTTCACTCATCCGAAGAAGCAGCAATCCGGGTCAGCACGCACAAGCTCAAGCGCATCAGTCAGCGAAAGTTCAGTACTGTACTGATGCCATTTCATATCCTTCCGCATCCAATAGATTTTCCATCTATCCAGAGAACGTATGTACTTGATTCTTGCTGATGGCAGGATGTTTGTTTCACCTGGGTTGCCCTGCCACACGGGGCGCTGTTCGCCGATATCTATCGTTTGGTCATTGATGCTATAAACAATATCCAGTTCATTGCGGATATGTTCAGGCGGCCTTATGCTTTCAATGAATTGGTGAACTTCTTTTTTGACCGCTTGATATTCAAGGTCAGTGAACGCCATCTATCCTCCTCACCCAAACGTTTCTTCTGGCCACTGGTTACCAGCTATGTGACGATGAAGTCACGAACTTTTCAGCCACTCCCTTGCCTCGATGTCATCCAGATGGCGAGATTGCTTCAGAATACCAGCTACATACTCCACCTTTGCTACTTGATGATAAGGCAACGTTATAGGCCTGTGATCCTGGTTAATGCTTGTAAATTGGTATTCTCCATCTCTGTCATAGCCAAGAACCTTAATCATGTTGTGTCCTTCAACGGTTCTGACAAACACCTCATCACCCGGGAATACTTTGGTGTTAGGCTCAATGAGTACATATTCTCCTGATTTTATTCTGGGCCACATGCTGTCTCCTTTCACACGAAGACCAAAGGCATCTGGATCATCGCTATAAATTTTGAGCCACCCATCGCGCTCTTCGGTCATCTCGATGGCACCATCAACACCAAGAATTGCCTCACCAACCACGCGCACTAACCCTTTTCTTACCTGACCGACAAAAGTTAAAGAATCTGAGCATGATGCAATTGGTGTTACATCATGTACCAAATCAAGCCACCCATTAGGTAACCCAAGCGCGGCTTCAAATTTTCTTGCTAGTTTATCCCCTATGTTTCGAGTGCTTTTTTCACCGGAGACTTGCGTGAGTTGAGAAGGGCTAACCCCAAGCTTATCGGCAAAGCTTGCATTAGTGTTACCCGCGATTTTTTTATGCTCATCTAGCAAAAACGCCAGATTCGATTTGCGAATATCTTTGTTTTCCATCTCACAATTTTCCCTCTATTTAGCAAATGGATAAATACGCAATATGATAAATTTACATTGCGGATTGTTTATCAAAATGGTAAAGTTGTTCTGTGTGATAAACGGAGGCACTAATGAGTAATGAACTACTACGCTGGCGAAAAGAGGCTTCTAGTGAGGAATGGAAGCGACTCGCCGCATTAGCGAAAACTTCAGTTGGCTATCTTGACCAGATTGCATATGGATTTCGAAGAGCTTCCCCTGATAAAGCGAATGCAATCGAAGAAGCTACTCGTAATTTCACGGGTTATAAACCTGTGAAAAAGGAAAACCTAGTGTTCGTATCGCGTAGAGCATCGGCTGCATAAGTAACACCGCTCTTTTCACAATGGACATTCGTCCTACGTCGCTGACAAAGCGAGTCCCAATATATCTGACCAACTAAGGCCATATGCGTTTCCACGCATACCTTTCAACTAGCTATTCACTATTGGAAATCTTAAGAAATGGAACAAACAAGTTACAGCAAACTATCACAGCGAGAAATTGATCGCGCTGAAACTGATTTACTCATCAACCTGTCAACACTTACCCAGCGCGGTCTGGCAAAGATGATTGGCTGTCATGAATCGAAGATAAGCAGAACGGACTGGCGGTTTATTGCTTCGGTCCTGTGTGCTTTCGGAATGGCATCAGACATCAGTCCGATTAGCAGGGCTTTTAAGTATGCGCTTGATGGAATCACCAATAAAAAACGCCCGGCGGCAACCGAGCGTTCTGAACAAATCCAGATGGAATTCTGAGGGAATTACTGGATCAATCCACAGGAGTCATTATGACAAATACAGCAAAAATACTCAACTTCGGCAGAGGTAACTTTGCCGAACAGGAGCGTAATGTGGCAGATCTCGATGATGGTTACGCCAGACTATCAAATATGCTGATTGAGGCTTATTCAGGCGCAGATCTGACCAAGCGACAGTTTAAAGTGCTGCTTGCCATTCTGCGTAAAACCTATGGGTGGAATAAACCAATGGACAGAATCACCGATTCTCAACTTAGCGAGATTACAAAGTTACCTGTCAAACGGTGCAATGAAGCCAAGTTAGAACTCGTCAGAATGAATATTATCAAGCAGCAAGGCGGCATGTTTGGACCAAATAAAAACATCTCAGAATGGTGCATCCCTCAAAACGAGGGAGGTTCCCCTAAAATGAGGGACATCCCTCAAAACGAGGGAAAATCCCCTAAAACGAGGGATAAAACATCCCTCAAATTAGGGGATTGCTATCCCTCAAAACAGGGGGACACAAAAGACACTATTACAAAAGAAAAAAGAAAAGATTATTCGTCAGAGAATTCTGGCGAATCCTCTGACCAGCCAGAAAACGATCTTTCTGTGGTTAAACCGGATGCTGCAATTCAGAGCGGCAGCAAGTGGGGAACAGCAGAAGACCTGACCGCCGCAGAGTGGATGTTTGACATGGTGAAGACCATCGCACCATCAGCCAGAAAACCGAATTTTGCAGGGTGGGCTAACGATATCCGCCTGATGCGTGAACGTGACGGACGTAACCACCGCGACATGTGCGTGCTGTTCCGCTGGGCATGCCAGGACAACTTCTGGTCCGGTAACGTGCTAAGTCCGGCCAAACTCCGCGACAAGTGGACCCAACTCGAAATCAACCGTAACAAGCAACAGGCTGGCGTGACAGCTGGAAAACCAAAACTCGACCTGACAAACACTGACTGGATTTACGGGGTGGATTTATGAAAAACATCGCCGCACAGATGGTTAACTTTGACCGTGAGCAGATGCGTCGGATCGCCAACAACATGCCGGAACAGTACGACGAAAAGCCGCAGGTACAACAGGTAGCGCAGATCATCAACGGTGTGTTCAGCCAGTTACTGGCAACTTTCCCGGCGAGTCTGGCTAACCGGGACCAGAACGAACTGAATGAAATCCGCCGCCAGTGGGTTCTGGCTTTCCGGGAAAACGGGATCACCTCGATGGAACAGGTTAACGCAGGAATGCGCGTAGCCCGTCGGCAGAATCGACCATTTCTTCCATCACCCGGGCAGTTTGTTGCATGGTGCCGGGAAGAAGCATCCGTTATCGCCGGACTGCCAAACGTCAGCGAGCTGGTTGATATGGTTTACGAGTATTGCCGGAAGCGTGGCCTGTATCCGGATGCAGAGTCTTATCCGTGGAAATCAAACGCGCACTACTGGCTGGTTACCAACCTGTACCAGAACATGCGGGCCAATGCGCTGACTGACGCGGAATTACGGCGCAAGGCTGCCGATGAACTGACCTGTATGACAGCACGAATTAACCGTGGTGAGACGATACCTGAACCAGTAAAACAACTTCCTGTCATGGGCGGCAGACCTCTAAATCGAGCACAGGCTCTGGCGAAGATCGCAGAAATTAAAGCTAAGTTCGGACTGAAAGGAGCAAGTGTATGACGGGCAAAGAGGCAATTATTCATTACCTCGGGACGCATAAGAACTTCTGTGCACAGGACGTTTCCGCGGTAACAGGCGCAACCGTAACCAGCATAAATCAGGCTGCGGCTAAAATGGCGCGGGCAGGAATCCTGGTCATTGATGGTAAGGTCTGGCGAACGGTGTATTACCGGTTTGCTACCAGGGAAGAACGGGAAGGAAAGGTGAGCACGAACCTGATTTTTAAGGAGTGTCGCCAGAGTGCAGCGATGAAACGGGTATTGGCGGTATATGGAGTTAAAAGATGACCATCTACATCACTGAGCTAATAACAGGCCTGCTGGTAATCGCAGGCCTTTTTATTTGGGGGAGAGGGAAGTGAACGATAGCTACCGACAGTTTGAAAACTGGTGGTCAAAAGACAAAAGCCAGTTCACGGGAGACGATGAATTAAAAGAGTTTGCCTGGGTGATATGGCAGGCATCGCGCTCTGCTATTGAACTGGATATCGACTGGCCCGAATCGAATGACGACCTTTGGAAAGATGGTGAAGAAGGTGCTTATGCGATGGGTTATGAGGATGGGCGTGACAAAACGGTAATTGCAGTAATGAAAGCCATCAGGGCCGCAGGAATCAAAGAAAAGAATTTCGATTAAGCAAATATCACTTCAATAAATCGCTTTTAAGGCATCACAATCGCTCTGTGGTGAGGTAAGCACGTGCAAGGCATGCCGATAAGCAGCGAGAATGAAAAATGCGTCAGAATGCGTTTGAGGAGGTTTTAAGAAATGAGTACGATAGCTGAGCTTGTCAGGGCTAATTTTCGTGAAGAGTTGGTGCGTTGGTATCGGTATCGTTCATCGTCCAGTTTGCCGCTTGATGAGTTGTATGAGCATTCACCTGCCGCACGACGCTATCCGCGTGACCGTGTTCTTCGACGGTTGTTCAAACTCAACAATGAGTTTCAGCGCAACAGAATTATCCGGAGTCTGGATTTTAAGTGAAGGAGTGAGCATGAGCGACCTATCATTAACCCAGCCAAAGCTAAAAGAATGTCCGTTTTGCGGCGGTAATGCTCGTCTGTGGGTTGAGGCCGGAATAAATATTGATGTGTGGGGCTATGCAGAATGTGACCTCTGTGAAGCCAGGGGGGCATGGGCACCATCAGTTGCTGCGGCGGCTGAAAAATGGAACCGGAGAGCAGGAGATGAAGCAAACCTTTCTGCTTCGCAACGAAGCAATCAGAAATAACGCCATAGACGCCATTCTCTCACTACCCATCGACGACAAGTCACCCCACGAAGTCCACGTTAAAGAACCCAAGCGCAGCAAAGCGCAGAATGACCGTATGTGGCCGATGCTGAACGATGTTTCGCGTCAGGTGCTATGGCATGGTCAACGGCTGGCGCCGGAAGACTGGAAAGACCTGTTCACTGCCCTGTGGCTTAAGACCAAAAAACTGGAGCAACGAAGTGTGCCTGGTATCGACGGTGGCGTTGTCATGCTTGGCGTGCGTACCAGCAAAATGCGAAAGGCCAACATGACTGAGCTTATCGAAATCATGTTCTGGTTCGGCTCAGAGCGCAACGTGCGGTGGAGTGATGACTCCTGGCGAGAGTATGAATGGTCACAACGAAAAGGGAGAGCTGCATGACTATCAAATCAAATACGCCATCACACGACAAGGACTGCTGGCAAACGCCGCTTTGGCTTTTTGATGCACTGGATATTGAGTTTGGATTCTGGCTGGATTCAGCTGCGAGCGACAAAAATGCTCTGTGCGCTCACTGGCTAACTGAGGCCGACGACGCGCTAAATTCTGAGTGGATAAGCCACGGTGCAATCTGGAATAACCCACCGTACAGCAATATCAGGCCGTGGGTGGAAAAAGCCGCTGAGCAGTGCATACAACAGCGACAGACGGTAGTGATGCTTGTGCCAGAGGATATGTCAGTCGGATGGTTCAGCAAGGCTCTGGAGAGTGTCGACGAAGTTCGCATTATCACTGATGGACGGATTAATTTTATCGAACCATCGACAGGGCTGGAGAAGAAGGGAAACAGCAAAGGCTCCATGCTGCTGATTTGGCGACCGTTCATCAGTCCTCGACGAATGTTTACTACTGTATCCAAAGCGGCATTGATGGCGATCGGGCAGGGCGTCAGGATGGCGGCATGAGGCGACAGCGAAGAAGTATCACCGACATCATCTGCGAAAACTGCAAATACCTTCCAACGAAACGCTCCAGAAATAAACGCAAGCCAATCCCAAAAGAATCTGACGTAAAAACCTTCAACTACACGGCTCACCTGTGGGATATCCGGTGGCTAAGACATCGTGCGAGGAAAACAAGGTGATTGACGCGATGATTTATTCGGGGCTATATTCCTCACGCGCCAGCAAAATCTGGCGTCGGGATTAGCACCCCGGATATCGAAACGGTGCATAACCGCGCTGGCGGTTTTTTTATGCGCTAAGCACAGTCACATTCGCGATTTATGGCGGGCTGTGTGGGGGAGCCGAAAGGCTCGCCGGATGTTTCGACCGGTAGTGCTAACCCCGCACAGTTCGCCACCACGATGATTAGCACCTGACGGTGGCGAGGTAAAAATTATCGAAACGCGAGGTCATTATGGCTGTTCAAATTTCTGTCGAAAACCTTTCCCCTGTTACCTATAACCAGATCCCCGTAATTACTACTGAACTGTTGGCTCACCTTTACGGAACAAAAATCAAAAACATTTCTGATAACTTTCTGAACAACACGACGCGATTCATGCCCGGAAAGCATTACTTTAAAATTGAAAAAAACGAATTACGCGAGTTTAAGAACAGACCCGAAACAATCGGGTTAGTTGGTAAAAATGCCCGCTCCCTCATCCTCTGGACAGAACGCGGCGCAGCCCGTCACGCAAAAATGCTCGAAACCGATCAGGCGTGGGATGTGTTCGAAAAACTGGAAGACTGCTATTTCAGCCAGTGCGAGAAAAATACTGGCAAACAAGAGAAGAAGCTCAACGGGCTTTCCGCAAAAGAAACAGACAGCCTTGTATGGCTGTGGGATTATGCCAACCGCTCACAGGCATTGTTCCGTGAGTTGTATCCCGCATTAAAACTGATTCAGTCTGGCTATTCCGGCATATGCCACGACTACGGCTATGAGTTCTCGTATATCATCGGGAGGGCGAGGGGCGTTTTAATTAATCACACGCGGGATATAGATATTTATGAGCCTGACGGGCCGACGAACCTTCTGGCATGGGAAAGGCTTAAGAACAAAGAGTTGCCGCCTTCACTGCATCGCTACTGACAATTGACAACTTAACAAACCCAGCTTCGGCTGGGTTTTTTATTGCTGAATTTTCAATATGAGAGGACATGACAATGAATGAGCTGATAAATAGCAATGCCATCAAAATGACAAGCATTGAAATCGCTGAGTTGGTGGGAAGTCGTCATGACAAGGTGAAACAATCCATTGAACGACTGGCGGTTCGAGGTGTGATCCGAAATCCCCCAATGGTGGTTTTCGAAAAAATCAATAACTTAGGATTACTTCGTGGCGTAGAGGCTTACGTTTTTGAGGGCGAACAAGGTAAGCGCGACAGCATTATTGTCGTTGCCCAGTTGTCGCCGGAATTCACCGCTCGCCTTGTTGACCGCTGGCGAGAACTCGAAGGGGCAACCGCGAAAATACCACAAACCTTTTCTGAGGCATTGCGCCTTGCGGCCGACCTTGAAGACCAGAAGGCTGAACTGGAGAAACAGCTTGCTCTCGCAGCACCTAAAGTTGAGTTTGCCGATCGCGTTGGCGAGTCCAGCGGAATTTTGATTGGAAACTTTGCAAAGGTTGTTGGTATTGGTCCAAACAAACTGTTTGCGTGGATGCGCGATCACAAAATCCTTATTGCTTCAGGCTCCCGGCGCAATGTGCCAATGCAGGAATATATGGATCGTGGCTATTTCACAGTGAAAGAAACAGCGGTCAACACAAATCACGGAATACAGATATCGTTCACCACAAAAATCACCGGGCGTGGTCAACAGTGGCTGACAAGAAAGCTGCTAGATAACGGAATGCTTAAAGTAACAGGGGAGGCTGCTTAATGGCTAAACCAGCGCGAAGGAAATGCAAAATCTGTAAGGAATGGTTTCACCCGGCATTCTCAAATCAGTGGTGGTGCAGCCCGGAACACGGAACTAAATTAGCGCTCGAACGACGAAATAAAGAACGCGAAAAGGCGGAAAAAACAGCAGAGAAGAAACGACGACGAGAGGAGCAGAAACAGAAAGATAAAATTAAGATTCGAAAACTCGCCTTAAAGCCCCGCAGTTACTGGATTAAACAAGCCCAACAAGCCGTAAACGCCTTCATCAGAGAAAGAGACCGCGACTTACCATGTATCTCGTGCGGAACGCTCACGTCTGCTCAGTGGGATGCCGGACATTACCGGACAACTGCTGCGGCGCCTCAACTCCGATTTGATGAACGCAATATTCACAAGCAATGCGTGGTGTGCAACCAGCACAAAAGCGGAAATCTCGTTCCGTATCGCGTCGAACTGATTAACCGCATCGGGCAGGAAGCAGTAGACGAAATCGAATCAAACCATAACCGCCATCGCTGGACTGCCGAAGAGTGCAAGACCATCAAGGCGGAGTATCAACAGAAACTTAAAAAACTGCGAAATAGCAGAAGTGAGGCTGCATGAATATCTACGAAAGAATTGATGGCAGCAAATACCGAAATATTTGGGTAGTTGGCGATCTGCACGGATGCTACACGAACCTGATGAACAAACTGGATACGATAGGATTCGACAACAAAAAAGACCTGCTCATCTCGGTTGGCGATTTGGTTGATCGCGGTACAGAGAACGTCGAATGTCTGGAATTAATCACATTCCCCTGGTTCAGAGCTGTACGTGGAAACCATGAGCAAATGATGATTGATGGCTTATCAGAGCGTGGAAACGTTAATCACTGGCTGCTTAATGGCGGTGGCTGGTTCTTCAATCTCGATTACGACAAAGAGATTCTGGCTAAAGCTCTTGCCCATAAAGCAGAAGAACTTCCGTTAATCATCGAACTGGTGAGCAAAGATAAAAAATATGTCATTTGCCACGCCGATTATCCTTGTAACGAATACGAATTTGGAAAGCCAGTTGATCCTCTGCAGGTAATCTGGAACCGCGAACGAATCGGCAACTCACAAGACGGGATCGTGAAAGAAATTAAAGGCGCGGACACGTTCATCTTTGGTCATACGCCAGCAGTGAAACCACTCAAATTTGCCAACCAGATGTATATCGATACCGGCGCAGTGTTCTGCGGAAACCTCACATTGATTCAGGTACAGGGAGAAGGCGCGTGGGCATAAGAGAACTAAACCTCACCAAAGAACAGCACGAGTGGCTGAATGGCTGGCTTGAACTGTGGGGCGCATGGGTTTATTCAGGTCGTCTGGAAAAGCGCATGAGCAGCGTAATAGCGAAGTTCATGGAGAGCGTAGAGCCGGGAAGAGTTATGACAAGGCCAATGTGTAATGATGATGATGGAATGTTGATTTCTCAGGTCGTCGATTCCGTCATGTACATTGACAAGAAAGCCTTCGGCATCCTCCTCAGCTACTACGCTCATGGTTCTTCCAGGCACGCCATTGCATCTTACTATCATCGCGTCGCAAGACCTCGCAAGATGTTATGCCGGGGCGGCGGGCGCATTCAAAAACCATCGCTCGCAACCTGTCGACGGGAAGTTGACGAAATCCTTAATGCCTCGTTGTTTATGATTTACCCGGTTCTGGATAGTGCGTTTAAAAACCGGAAACGTGTAGAGAAAATTAAACATGTAGCATAGAACGCGTTGACATCATTGAGCAAATGAGCAACACTATTGGCATAAGCTGCCGTTAGTGACTCTTAAGTTGCAACGGTGGCTTTTTTATTTGGGTCAGTCGTATAAAGGTCATTACGGAAGGCTGTTAACCTTCTTATCGTGGTTCGAGTCCACGCTGTCCCGCCAAACATGCTGGTTTAGCTCCAATGGTAGAGCAACTGACTTGTAATCATCAGGTCGCCAGTTCGATTCCGGTAGCCGGCACCATATGCGGGTACCGTATAATGGCTATTACCTCAGCCTTCCAGGCTGATGATGCGGGTTCGATTCCCGCTACCCGCTCCAGATTTATTATCAGGCTCGCTTCGGCGGGCTTTTTTTGTATCTGCGCCACGCCCGGCGCATATCAACCACAGAGCCTTTCGGGGGTGAGCTTACGGAGTGGTCAGTGTGACTTTCTCTGTGGGCAGATCGCTCCCGGGCGTTGGCTCACCCACCCAAAGGAACGTCACGATGTTTGGTATTTTTGGTAAAAAAGCCCGCCGAGCGGCAGTGGAAATTAAAAAGTTTGAGAAACGTGATCTGGCACAGGCGGTTATTAATGCTGCCTATCTGGTGGCCTATGCAGATGGTGAATGTGAGGCTTCAGAGAAAGCGAAGATCGAGCAGGTCTTGCGTAACCAGCCTGCGTTGTCCGCGTTTACGTCAGAAATTAATGCGATTAGCGCAACCATTATCGGTCAGCTGGATACGAACTTTAAAACTGGTCGTCGAGCGGCGTTACGTGAGATCGAGGATGTGAAACACGATACGCGTGAAGCGGAAGACGTGCTGGATGTGGCGGTGGCCATTGCCGAAGCAGACGGCGAAATAGAGCCGGAAGAGCGCAAGGTGCTGGAAGAGATTGCCGGTGTTCTGGGCCTTCGTCTGGAGAATCATCTGTGACGGTAAAAATGCGTCTGGCTGTGGTTGCGCTCCTGCTGTTTCTGGTGGTGATGGTGGACTTCAGCAGTCGGATAATGTCAGTGCTGGCTGACGGTGTGCTGGTGGCGGGTGTGGTGGTTGTTGCTTTCCCGTTGCTGAAAAAGAAAGCATCAGGCGATTAGCAGGGTATCAGTTACCCGTTGAAATTTTTAAATACCTCACAATTCAGGCGGTTGACTGTTGTCTGGTTTGCGGGGAGTTTGTTAAAAGAAACTGGCATGGTGAATCCCCCTATGCGGAGGGGCGATCAGCAACCAGGTATATGGGATAATCGCGGATTCAGGTGCTGATACTGAATTCACCGGGAGGCACCCGGCACCATGCTTTGCCACAAAAGTGTTGTTTCTGTTTTTCTCAAACTATCATCGTTATCCCTTTATTTCCGGCTGCGCATGGCGTGGCCTTTTTTTTACGACCAGCCACTGGCAGATGGCCATCCTGTAATTTGATTCCGGTTCCGGCTTTTTAACTCTGTTCCTGTACACGGGAGAAATTCGATGTCGATTAAACATTATGATGTTGTCAGGGCGGCGTCGCCGTCAGACCTTGCGGAAAAGCTGACACATAAACTGAAAGAGGGCTGGCAGCCGTTTGGTAGTCCGGTGGCCATAACCCCTTATACCCTGATGCAGGCGATTGCAGCAGAAGGTGATGTGGTGGTCAGTGGTGCAACTGAGCCGGAGTGGTACTACGTCATCGTATTGGCCGGGCAGTCCAATGCCATGGCTTACGGTGAAGGGCTTCCGCTGCCGGATTCATACGATGCTCCGGATCCGCGCATTAAACAGCT